ACATGGTTCTTAAGAACATTCGTACAAAAACCTACAGAAAAATTTGTTGATGTATTAAAAGATAATGCATCTCCGACATTAGTTAATAATCTTCGTAAATTAAGAAATGATTTTGATAGAGGAATAGCACGAGGATTAGATTCTGCTGGTGGAAGTGCTAAGTTAAGAAAAGAATATGCTGATGAAATGAATCCAGATGGACCTAAGAGTCAACTTACAACTCAAAGTTATGGAGAATATTTTGGAGAACTAATTGGTAAATATCATATAGGGTTAGAACAAACCTTTGGAGTTTTAGGATTAACTGGATGGAGACAAGTAATAACTAAAGAAACTAATAATAAGATGAAGACTTTATTACAAAGTAAAGATATTCAAGTTCTTAGACAAAGAGAATTATTAACAGACCCCCGTGACCCTAACCCAAGATATGGAAGATACACAGGTGAAGAACATATATTAGTTAATATGGGTTCAAAAAAAGGGAAAGCTAATTGGCAGAAAGTAGAGATTGGTTATAATCATAATGGTATTGAATTAGATAAGAAAATGTATTTTGGTTATACGAGATTAAGAGGATTATATGATGATGTTTACGATAGAGCAAAGATGGAAGGACTATTTAAACAAGGTGGTCCACAAAGATTAGGTTACTTCCCTAGAAAATTTAATCATAGTTCTATACAAAAAAATAGAGTAGGTTTAGAAAGAGAAATAGTAAAAGCTAACCATGCTAATCCTAATAATGAAATAGAAACATTTAAAGATTTTGTTCAAAAAGTTGGTGATGAATGGGTGGATGTAGGTGAGGCAGCTCATAAAGCTTCTAAAGGAAGAGACTGGAATCTTTTTGTAAATCTTAAAGAGACTGGTTCAAATTCTTTTGAAGAGCTTGCTGCTAGAAAATGGTTCTGGGACACTTTAAGTAAAGGTCAAAGAAAAAGAATTTCTAATAGTAAAGAAGTTAAAGCTTGGTTAAACAAAAATGATTACAAAGGTAAAGATGCTTGGAAAGAATCTTGGAGATATCTAGTAGATAAGATAGATGATAAAATGGATATTAATCAAAGTATTAATGGAGTAAAAACTAGAATATCTTTTGGTAAAGAAAGCCCTTATAATTATCTTACAAAGAAAACTAATGAAACTGTAGACTTATATGAATATGCTAGAAGACTTAAAGCTAGACATATCGTAGATGACATGTTAAATAAAAGACATGTGCCATATGAATTACAAGCATTAAATAAAAGATATGGAGAAAGTTCAGGATTCTTACATACTAGAGTATTTAGTAGAATACCTGATAGTGCATTAGATGAATTTATTGATACTGATGTTATGAGAGTATCACAAGATTATTTTAATAATGCTTCACAAATATTGGCTAGGTCTAGATATTTTGGTAATAATATTGATGACTTGAAAAAAGATATCTTTGAACCTATTAGAAGAGAATTAGAATCTTCTGGTATGAGTGCAGATGAAGCTTCTAAAGTTACTGGTGACTTTATGAAAATGATTAGTAAAGTTACAGGAGTAGACCAAAGTCATAGAAATAGTTGGTTTGCTAGAACACAGGCTGGTAGAACAACTGGAGATATATTAAAGTTATCTCAACAAATGGCTCATTTACCATTAGCTACACTTTCTAGTATAACTGAACCTTTGATTCTTTTAACTAGAGATTTTTCTACAGATACAGCAGCAACTATTGGTAAGTCTTTAATTAATGAAGGTGGAAATATAATATCTCGTACTGTAAGACAGATAAAGATGGGTAGTGGACAAGTTTTACAAGGTAAAAGAAGTTTAAAACATTTAGGTATTGAAGAGGATGCTGGAAAATATAAAATATCTCAGGTTTCAGATGATGACTGGTTTGAATTATATAAAACTGGATTAGCTTTAGAACAAACTGTTATGGAAAGAATTGAAGGATTAGCTGGAGAAGCTTTACATGGTAGTAAAATGAAGTCAGCACAGAATTTCTTTTTTAAATCTAACCTACTAACTCAATGGACAAGAGCTGTTCAACTTGCTTCTTATACTACAGGTAAAAGAATTATTAGACAGCATGCTAGAGCTTTGGCTACAGGTAAAACTGACTTAGGAAATAAATTAAGTTCTGGTAGAAGAAAATTAATTAATGAGGAATTAAGAGATTTAGGTATTGAACCTAAAGAGGCTGCTACTTGGTGGAATAATAGTCTAAATAAAGCAACTGGTCAGTTTGATGAGAACTTATCTAAAGGTATAACAGGAAAGTTTGAAATAGGCGAAGGTAAAATATTTTTACAGAATGCACAATTCTATCAAAAAATGAATCGAGGTGGGAATAGGTTTGCAAAAGAGATTATTCTAAACCCAAGTGTCCAAGAAGCTAATAGACCATTATGGTTCTCAAATCCTAATGCTCAATTATTAATGCAATTTGCTGGTTACCCAACAGTATTTACTAATACTATTTTGAAAAAATTTGCTAGAGATTTAGCTAAAGATGGAAGCAGAAAAGAAATGTATAGAACTGGTAAGATTTTACCTACTGTTTTCTTAATGACTGCAGTAGCTCATGTAGGTAATGAAATCAGAAGTAATGGTAAAGCTAAAATAGACTATGCAACTGGAGAAGAAAAATCTACTCCTGTTGTAATAAAAGATGCATGGAGAAGATGGGGTGGTTTAGGTCCTCTTGATTATGTTGCAAGATTCGATGACCAACGAGAAAGAGGAATGGGATTACCTACTGAGCTATTAAAATCTATTGGTGGTCCTCTACCTCAAGATGTAATAGATATGATTGCTTATCGTAAAGGTTTTGCAGAAGTAGGTGTAAGTAATGCTCCTTATTTTCAGTTGTATGATATGTTCTTTGGTGAAGGTACTAAAGCTAAACTGAGAAAGTACGCAAGAGGTAGTAAAGCTAAAACACCAAAACGAAATAAAGATAGGTATGGATTTGATAAAGGTGGTTTAGTTTATAATGTTCCAAATGTAGTAAAAGAACCTGATGAAAGGATTGACAAATTGACAGGTAAACGCTATAATAACAATATAGTATTTTTAGAGGATGAAGAAGATAGGGCTTTAAAAGGTCAAATGGCAGGATTAGGATTAAGAGAGCCTTTTGTAGTAGGTGGTTTAGTACAATCTTTAGGTAAAACAGTTACAAAAGGTGTGTCAAGAAAGTCTGCTATAAATCTAAGAAATCGTTATTTAGACCCAGATTTTTTAAAAACTTTAAAACCTAAAAAACTAGCTGCAAAAGAGTCATATTTTAATGTACGAGCTGACCAAGTACATGAACTCCTAACTGATGGTCTTATCACTATAAAAGAGGCTAGAACATTATTAAAAGATTATGGATATAAAACTAATACTATTAAAAAAATAATGAGAGGTTTTAAAGATGTTGACTTAAAATTAGGTGATGATTTTGTAAGTTGGAGTGATGATTTATGAACATAGATAAATGTAAAGAACAAATTAAAAGACATGAAGGTGAAGTCCTAGAAATCTATTTAGATAGTTTAGGTTATAAAACTTTAGGAATAGGACATTTATGTCAACCACAGGACCCTGAATATAATTGGGAAGTGGGAACTGCTGTAACTCAAGAAGTAGTTGATATGTATTTTGATAGTGATTTTTCAAAGCATGTTGTTGAAGCAATAGAAGTTGTAGGTAAAGATGAGTTTAGTAATTTACCAGATGCAGTAAAAGAAGTCATAGTTAATATGTGTTTTAATTTAGGTGGTACTAGATTATCTAAATTTAAAAATATGTTAAAGGCATGTAGAGAACACGACTGGAAAAAGATGGCTGTTGAAATGGAAGATAGTAAATGGTTTACACAAGTAGGTCGTAGAAGCATTGAGTTACAAGAAGTAATCTTAAATCAATGATGGTTCTATATACTGAGGACCAACTTGAAGCTGCCTATCATAGTTATAGGCTACATCAGTTAGGACAAGGTGTAGGATTTATGCAATTAGAAGATTTTAGAATACTATTTGAAGATTTAATGCAGATAATATACGAGGAATAAAATGAAAAATATATTAAAAAATATCGTAGGTGCAGTAGCTCCAACATTAGGTACAGCTTTAGGTGGTCCTATGGGTGGTATGGCTGCTAATATGATTTCAGAAGTTTTAGGAGTTCCTAATAACCCTAAAGCTATAGAGAGAGGTATAGCAGAGGCTACTCCTGAGCAGATGTTAGAACTTAAAAAGGCTGAACAAGCTTTTGAAGTTCAAATGAAAGAGTTAGATGTTGATGTATTTAAATTAGAAACACAAGACACACAAGATGCTCGTAGTAAATTTAGTAAAGATTGGACAGCAAGAATTATGGGTATAGCTACAGTTGGTGGTTTCTTAGGCTATATCTTTTTAGTAACACTACAACCACCAGAACAAAATAGCGAAGCTTTAATTAATTTAGTATTAGGTTATTTAGGTGGACTTGCATCAGCAGTAATTAGTTTTTATTTTGGAGCTTCTAACTCTAGTAAAGATTAATGCAAGAAATAGTAACCATTATTCAACAAGTAGGTTTTCCTATTGCAGCAGCTTTAGGATTAGGTTGGTTTATATATAAACTTATTATGCGTATTGTTGATGGGATGGAAACTAAACTAGATACTTTAGATGATAAAGTACAAGCAAGTTTAGATACAATGGAAGAAAGAGTATCTACTAAACTTGATAGTCAATACGGAATTATAGTTAGTTTAATTGATAGAGTAAGGGCTATGGATAATCAAAGTATTAGACAAGATGTTCTTTTAAAAACATTATTAGGAGTACCAAACTTAGTAGAAATAGATAAGATAGCAAAGGCAGATAGAGATGACCAAAGAAAAGATTAAAAAAATTGAAGAAAAAATTAAAGATAGAGTTGAAAATTTTATCTTAGTTACATTATTTGTTTTATCTGTTGTCGCTATTTCTGGAGAAATGTTTGCAGATGAGATGGTACATAAATTTAAAAGTCCTAGCTTTAGTGGTATAGGAACTTCTGCACATTATCTTACAATAGAGAACCAAGAGCATTTAAGAAAAATAACTATTAAAGAAGAGATTCAGGCTCTAAAGGACCAGATAGAAAGAGACAAAGAGAATACAACGCTTGCAAGATTTATAAGAAACCTAGAATCTAGAATATATGCACAGCTATCAAGACAGTTAGTAGAAAATTTATTTGGAGAAACTCCTAGTGATAGTGGCATATTAACTTTAGAGGGCAATACAATCGAGTATAGTGTTGTCGATGGAATAATAACTTTAACAATTACGGATTCGGATGGGAATACTACGACTATATCTTTGCCTATTGGTAGCTTTACTTTTTAGTGGATGTGCTGTTTTAAGTAATAACAGCGATTTAGTTTTAACAAAAAATATACAAGCACCTACAATTTTAGAATTACAGTCTAAAGAACTGTATGAATTACCGGCTGCCAAACAAAGACCTATCATTGCAGTATATTCAAATAGCTTTTCAGATTTAACAGGACAAAGAAAAAGTAATAGTAGTTTTGCTTTATTTAGTACAGCAGTTACACAAGCACCAGAAGCTTTACTTATAAGAGCTTTAAAACATGCTGCTAATGGACAATTTTTTAGAGTTGTTGAAAGAGTAGGATTAGATAATCTTACCAAAGAACGACAACTAGTAAGGTCAACCAGAGAAAATTTTGAAGAAGATAAGAAGCTTCAACCTTTATTATTTGCAGGTCTTATAATACAAGGTGGAGTAATTAGCTACGACACAAATATTGAAACTGGTGGTATTGGTGCTAGATACTTAGGAATAGGTAATAGCAAGCAATACAGGGAAGATGTAGTAACTATATCATTAAGATTAGTTTCTGTATCTACTGGTGAAATATTAATGGAGACTACAGTTTCTAAAAATATTTTATCAACAAGCATCTCTCAGGATGCATTTCGTTTTATTGAAATGGGCACCGAGCTCGTGGAAATAGAAGGAGGTATAGCTGAGAATGAGGCTGGTTCTATAGCTTTGCAAAAGGCAATAGAGTCAGGTGTATTTAATTTAATTGAAATAGGAATAGAAAGAGGGTATTGGGAATATGAAACATTTGAAATTAATGAGCCTAGTTGTGATGCTGACTGCATTGACGACATACGGGGCTGATAACGAAATATATATTGACCAGTCAGGAGACACAGCTAATATAGATTTAGAACAATTAGGTTCTGCTAATATTATAGGTGGCTTACAGTCTACAGCAGGTAATATGACACCATTAGATTTAGATGGTAGCACTTTAACTCTTGACATTAACCAAATTGGAGACAGTAATAAATTCTTAGGAGATATCTTAGGAGATAATATTACAGCTTGGTTTGAGTTTGATGGCAATAGTAATGAATTTACTATACAGGTTGACCCGACTGATACCTATGGTGCAGATAGTTCAGACTTTAATGTCGATGTTACTGGGGATAGTAATGACTTTACATTAGATGTAGCAACAAGTTCTATGGCAAGTAATACTGACTTAGACTGG